TATACAAGAGAATATGCTACAGCTAATTTAAACATAGGTTCGCCATACTTAGATTTACCTAACGCACCAAATACAACGGCTTCTAGAACTTCAATAATTGTAAGATCAATTCTTGTTTTTGATAGTAATCAAAGTCCAACTACAAAAGAATATTTAGAAAAAAGAGACACAAGTTTCATATTTGAATACAATTCAACAGGAGCGACAGGGGTTCCTAAATACTACGCTAATTGGAAGGAAACTACATTAATAATGGCTCCAGCTCCAGATGCTCAATATAAGGTTCAATTAAGTTATATATATTCACCAGATCAACTAACTGCAACAAATACAGAAACTTACATTTCTAAAAACGCTCCTGATTTGTTATTTAACGCGGTTATGGTAAATGCTTACGAGTTTTTAAAAGGGCCAATGGATATGTACAAAATCTATTCAGACAAGTATAATGTTTCTATACAAAGTTTTGCGTTAGAGCAAATGGGCAGAAGACGTAGAGACGAGTATACGGATGGGGTGCCAAGAGTTAAAATTCCTGCACCTTCACCGAATAATTAAAAATTTTAATAAGGAGAAATAACATGGCAATAACACAAGCAGTATGCAACAGTTTTAAAGAAGAGATTCTTGAAGGAATTCATGATTTAGAAACTGCTGGAAATACAATTAAATTAGCATTGTATACATCACAAGCAACTTTAGGTGCAGCAACAACTTCATACACAACAGGTAACGAAGTAGCAGCATCAGGACAATACGCAGCGAAAGGTGGAACACTTCAATCTCAACAAGTAAGTTTAGATACAGGTGTGGCTATCGTTGATTTTGCTGATCTGTCTTTTACAGGTGTTACATTGACGGCAAGAGGTGCTTTAATTTATAACTCAACTCAAGCTAACAGAGCAATTTGTGCGTTAGACTTTGGTTCTGATAAAACAGCAACTTCTGGAACATTTACTGTTCAATTTCCAAACTTTACCTCTACGTCAGCTATTTTAAGAATAGCGTAATAGTAATAAGCGAGGAGATTATGAATGGCCACATGGGGCTCACAAACGTGGGGATTTTCTAACTGGGGAACACTCGGTGATACAACCATTGAGCTTAGTGGCCTTTCAACTACTTCAAACGTAGGTTCAGTACAATCTCAATCTGTTCCAGGTTGGGGTGCTCAATATTGGGGAGCAGGTGAATGGGGTGATTTAGTATCTCCTGAAGTTCTTGTAACAGGAAATCAATTAACTGTTTCAGTTACATCTGTCACTGCGAAAACAGATTTTGCTTTTCAAGCGTCAGGACAACAATTATCTTTAAGTTCAGGAAATGCTGTTTCAGGTATTTCACAACTAATTATTCCAACAGGCTTATCTAATACTGCATCAGTTACATCTGTATTTGGTGGAGAACTAGTAGAAGTTCAAGTAAGTACATCTTCAGCAGATCAGTGGGGTTCAGATGCTTGGGGACAAGGACAATGGGGTATTGGAGATGGTTTATCTACTAGAGTTGGATCAACATCACAACAAGCAGGTGCAACAGCAGTTATTGCAAATGATAATACAAAAACAATAGCTCTTACTAATGTTGTTGCTGGAACTTCAGCACAACCTATTGTTTCAGGAATAGAATTAACTTCTGCTTTAGGACAAGAATTTGCTGGACCTAATGTTGAAATTCAAGTTACTTCAGCTTCAACTGATCCGTGGGGTGAAGAAACATGGGGTCAAGGTCAGTGGGGCGTGGGAGATGGAACATCAATAAATATAGGCTCTCCACTTTTAATAGGAAATGCAAGTGTTCAATTAACAGGATCTGGTGTAACAATATCTGAAGGAACAGTCGATCCTGCACCAGACGCAACGGTTACAGGAATCGGTATTTCAATGGGTGTTGGTACTGGAACTGTAACAGCTTTTGCAAATATCTCATTAACAGGGGTTGAATCCAATTTTAGTTTAGGTACTGAAACAATTACAGGAACAGCAAATGCACCTGTTACAGGTTCTCAAATAACAGGAAACACAGGTCAATTAGAATATGAAGCTACTTATAGCTTTACAGGATCTCAGGCTTTAGTAAGTCAAGGCTCAGCTTTTGGTGGAGAATTAGTAATTGTAGAAGTAACTACTGCTTCAGCACAGCCTTGGGGAGAAGTTGGTTGGGGCGATGGTCAATGGGGTCAATCTGTAGGTACTGACATAGCACAGGGTGGTGAAGAGGTAGCTGTACCATCAGTTGAAGTAGATGTTACAGGAACACAAATATCTTCTAACACAGGAAATGAAACAGTTACAGGTACTGCTAATGTTTCTATTACAGGTCAAGAATTAACTGCTTCATTAGGTGATGAAGATGCATTTACAAAAGTTACTGTATCAGTTACTGGAAATGATATTGGAACTATTGTAATTGGTGATTTTTTAGCTGGAATTAGTATTTTAGTAGAACCTACAGGAGTGACAGGTACTACTTCAACAGGTATAATAGGGCTAAATGCGTGGGAATTAATTGACTCTGGACCAAGTCCTACTTGGTCGGTAGTTGACAAGGCAGCGTAATAGAAATAAAATTATAATACTTAATAAAGGATAAAAAATTATGGCATCAAGTTATTCAACAGATTTAAAACTAGAGCTTATGGTGACAGGGGAAAACTCTGGAACATGGGGCGATAAAACAAATACAAACTTAAACTTAGTACAACAAGCAATTGCAGGTTATGAAGCTATTGATGTTGCGTCAGCAGATGTAACTTTAGCTATGACTAACGCAGCTTTATCAAACGCTAGAAACATGGTTCTTTCTTTAACAGGAACTTTAGCAGGTACAAGAGTTGTAAATGTTCCAGACGGAATTGAAAAAACTTATATTGTTGCAGACAATACTACAAGATCTGGAAACACATTAACTATTAAAACTGTTTCTGGAACAGGTGTCGCTATACCTGAAGGTAAAACTGTTTTAGTTTATGCTGACGGTACAAATGTTAACGACGTCTTCTTCATGAAAGATTTAGTTGAAGATACTACTCCTCAATTAGGTGGTGATTTAGATGCTAACGGAAACAATATTTTAATTGATAATGGTAATTCAATTAATGATGAAAACGATAACGAACAAATTAAATTTGCAACTACTGCTTCTGCTGTAAACGAAATGACTGCAACAAACGCAGCTACAGGAAATGCTCCTGAGTTATCAGCGACAGGTGGAGATACAAACGTAGATTTAAATATAACACCGAAAGGTATTGGAAGAGTTACTTTAAATGGTGGAGCTAAAATTCAACAAACAGCTGAAAAAGTTACTTCAGAAGCAACAGCAGCTACAGGCACTGTAAACTATGATGTTCTTACTCAATCAGTTTGGAATTTTACTTCAGATGCTTCAGCAAACTGGACTCTAAATATTAGAGGAGATGGCTCTAATTCACTAGATTCAATTATGGACACAGGAGAGTCTTTAACAATTGCACATGTTGTCAAACAAGGTGGAACAGCTTACTACAACTCAGCAGTACAAATTGATGGTGGTTCTGTTACTCCAGAATGGCAAGGTGGATCAGCACCAACAGGTGGTAATGCAAGTTCTCTTGACGTTTATCAATATACTATTATAAAAACTGGATCGGCTACATTTACAGTGTTAGCTTCTCAAACTCAGTTTGCGTAATTAATTAGGAGGTTAAAGTATGCCATTGTTAGGAACTTTTGGAGCAGGTGGAGCTAAAGGTTATGGCTTTGCAGGCGGTGGAGGCCCTTATGCAGTTGACTATGTAGTCGTTGCAGGTGGTGGTAACTCTGGATTCTCGTCATATGCGTTTGGAACCGGCGGTGGCGGCGGAGGTGCAGGCGGGTACAGAGTATCTTTTAATTCTGCGTCTTACGACGAACCTTCAGTTTCAGAGATTACAGTAGACAGAGGAGTTGCTTATACAATTACAGTAGGTGGCTCTGCATCAACTTCTTCATTTGATAGTTTTATTTCATCAGCAGGTGGTGGCTTTGGTCAACCAGGAGGATCAGCTAGCCCAGGTGGGTCAGGTGGATCTGGCGGAGGTGCTGCGTGGCTGAACCACGGTGGTAACCCTGCAGGAGGTCAAGGACCAGGAAACGTACCTGCAACTACTCCAGCTCAAGGAACAAACGGCGGTGCTGCACAATATAACTTATGCGCTGGCGGTGGCGGAGCTAATCAAGCAGGAGGCCACGGCGGATCGGGTGGAAATGGTGGAGCAGGAAGATCATCATCTATTAACGGATCGTCAACTGCAAGATCAGGTGGAGGCGGCCGAGGATCTGGACAACCAGCGGGGGGTTCAGGTGGAACAGGCGGGGGCGGCTCAGGCGGTTCAAACGGCTCTACTAATACAGGCGGAGGCGCTGGAGGAGGAAACAAAGGCTCTCCAGGAAAATCAGGTGGATCAGGTATCGTAATTTTAAGACATGCAAAAGGTCCAGGTGATTCATCAGGTGGATCAAAAACAACAAGCGGAGGTGCAACTATCCACACTTTCACATCTCCAGGGACATTTACAGCATAATGGCACACTTTGCAAAATTAGATGATAGTAACAATGTATTAGCAATTGTTCCTGTTGCAGATGCAGATGCAGCTACCGAGTCAGCTGGTGTATCTCATTTAACAACTAT